TCGACGACCGCGGAGGCGTGTACCTCAGTGGGGTAGTGGATCATGCCGCGGCGATAGAGGGCCGGCCGCAGCTCCTCGGGGTAGCTTCGCGGGTCGAACCGCCCGAGGATGTAATGGCGGATCGGGAGGTAGAAGACATCCGCCTCGGGGCATTTCGCGATGACCTCGCCGATCCCCTCGGGTGCCGTGGGCGAGAGGATCTCGTCGTCGTCGAGGCAGATGATCCACTCGTGCGAGCACAGGCTCTGCGCGTAGGCCCGGGTATCCTCGACGACCGGGGTCCACGGCACCAGCTCATAACGGTCGGCGAGCTCGCGCGCGACCATGGGGGTCTCGTCCGTCGAAGACTTATCGACGACGATGAGCTCGTCGACAAAACGCACCCGCCGCAAGCAAGCGCGAAGTAATTCCGCCCGGTTATAGGCGATCACGAAGGCGCTCATCTTTGGCGGCCTCATCGGATCTTCCGCCAATAACCGTCGGGGTTAAAGGTCACGTTCTGGCCAAAGAAATCGCAATATTCGGCGGCGCGCACATAGTCGACGCGGCGCTCGGCCATGAATTCGTTGAGCCCGGTCAGCGGTCCGCCGCGGCGGTGCCGGCCGGGATAGAGCTCGTCGGCGTTGCCGTCCTCGACCACGATCATCTCGCCCGGCCGCAGCCAGGGGTCGAAGAAGTGCAGCACCGCGAGCGTGGTCTCGGGCTCGTGTGAGCTGTCTTCGATCACCAGCAACGGCCGCGCCATCTCACTGGCGAGCCACTGCGGCGGGATCGTCCTGCCGAGATCGTGTGCGTCACCCTGCAGAAAGGCGAGGCCGGGGATGGTCGTGCTCGGCGGGTTGACGTCGATCGACATCACCATGCAGGGGGTGATCCCCATCGCTACCTGCATGTCGCGGAACCACAGCGCTGAGCCACCAAAGGCCGAGCCGATCTCGATGATGGTCCGCGGCTTTTCGCGCCACAGCAGCATCGAGTAGAGCGCCAGGTCAAACGGATCTTTCCAGCAGGGATGGCCCTTGTAGGTAAAATTCTGTGCGCCTTGCTGGATCGCCTCGCGCAGTGCCGCGTTGCGACGGCCGCCGATCAGCGAGTCGAATTGCGCGGTCATCAAGCGGTGCCCGCAGCCCCGTCCTGCATGGCGCGCAGGAACACCACAAACTCGGCATAGGCCGCGGCAAGGACCTCGTAGAAGGGCAAGATCGTCTTGGCAGTCTCAGCCCTATCCTCGAGGCTCAGCTCGAGGAACACCCCTCTGGCTTGGCTCAGCGTGCTGCGAATGCGCTCGGCGTCGAGGGGGGTGCCGGGGACCACTGCCATCATAGACTCCCGCACCAATCGACGAGCCCGGTGCCGGTGTGGTGGCCATAGCTCGTCAGGTCCATCTTGGGCCGCGCAATGCCGCGCCAGATGTCGATCATGTTCATGACCCGGATGTCGTCGAAGACCACAATCGGGGAGCGGCGGAACGGGACGGCGGCCAACCGAGCGAGGAATGTCCGCTCGGTTAGCCCGTCTTTGGGGCCATCGACGAAGATCAACTCGGCCCCGGCGATACACTCGCCCCAGGTCGCGAACAGGTCTGGGGCCGCCATATCTTTCACGACCTGAGTCACCCGCGCGTCCGCAAAGTCCGCCTCGAGGAGCCAGGGATCCTGTTTGGTGCACCAGGGCTCGATATCGACGGTGTAGATCCGCGCCAGCGCATTGCCCTCGAGCATGGCAACCGCGCTCATCCCGGTATCGGTGCCAAACTCCCAGATGATCCGCGGGCCGAGCACCACGGAGATCGCGGTCAAGAGGTGGTAGTGCTGGCCCGGAAAGACCTCGAACCAGCGCCGGCCGGCCGAGGGCCGTGCACCGAGCCTGCGGTGGGTGATCCTGGGTGCCAGACCCGCGATGTCATGGGCCAGCGAATAGAGCCGCTGCGACGGCCGCCAGGGCTCGTCGTCGAGGCTTAGCAGCCGGCTCGGCTCGTTGCCCCGCGCCCTCACGCGCTGCCCTCCGCCTTATCGAGAATTTCCAGCCGGAAGATGAACTCGTCGCCCTCCTGCCGGCATTCATGCAGGCGGACTTTGTAAGTCGCCCCGCTTTGGTGCCGCAGGGTTCCAATCCGCCCGTCGTGCAATAGACCAAAGGTCTGATAAAAGGCGTTGCACGCCATCCGCTGCTCGTCGGTGATCATGCGCGGCCCGGCACGACGATGTCGGCGTAGTACTCGCCGGGTGCAAAGCGCTTGCCCATGTTGACCGAGCGCGCCTCGCCCTCGCCGCGGTAGAGCCGGTACGGCAGACACCGGAAATCAAAGCTGACCCGGCTAAAGCGCTCGCCGTTGATCTCGTTGCCGTGGCGCGTGGCGATCGCGTCAAACACCACGACGTCACCGGGCCAAGCACTGATCGAGCGTCGCCGGTTCGGTCCCTCCTCAAGGAAGACCGAGCTAGTGCCCGAGGCCCGCGTCAGCGGCAGCCAAAAATTCGTCTCACCTGCCGGATGCCCGTAGTCGCCGTCGCTGTGATACTCGCCGACCGCGACATTCCCCGGCTGATGCACCCGGAAGGTCGGGATCGCCTGGACGAGGAAGGGTTCGCTGAACTGCCGGGCAACGAACTCCATCACAAAGTCGGTATAAAGCGGTGCCCAGAGCTCGCGCGTGGCATAGAACCGCTCGTGCCACCGCGTCTTCTGGTCGGTCGCGCGCGTATGCAGTGGCAGCTCGTCGCGCAGAAACGACAGGTCCTTTTCGCCGAGCAGTTCGGTGATCAATGCCGGGAATGGGTATTGCGTAAGCTCATAGGTCAGCACGGTGTAGAGCGTGTCGGGCGTGATCATGCCTTCGCCCTCCGCTCGTACATTGCCTGCAGCATCTGCGGGTACTCGACGCGGCTGGTGACATAGTCATTGAACAGCGCAATGCGTTCGCCGAGTTGCCGCATGCTCAGCACACGCGGGAAGTTCCACAGGCCGTGAAAGCCAAAGCTTGGTTGGCTCAGTTCCCAGCCGGTGCGCTCGCGCGAGAAGCGGTAGGCGACGGCATCGGGTGCGAACAGCAAGTCACCGCGCAGCAGTGGCCGATAGCGGCGGCACAGCCAGTCGTCCTCGGGGAACTTGACCGGGAACACCTCGGCGTTATCGCGTAGGTACAGCCCCAGGCGCTTGCTACGCAGCGAGAAGCCGCCATTGCCGACTTCGGGTCCGCCGCGGTGCCAACCCCACGGTGCGCCGATGTAGTCGTAGCCAAGAAAGTCGTCGGACCAAGCTGCCGGGTTGATGATCCAGCTGTCCCACTGGATCACTAGGTAATGGCTGGTCTTGATCAGCTCCGGCACGGTGTGCCAGATCGCCTTGTTCCAGGCGTCGATGCCGTCGATCGGCGCGGGCAGGTGCCCGCTCGACAAGACATCGGCAAACCGGACGTGATCGAGGCAGTCGTTGATCGCCTGGTCGACGAGATCGGCAACCGGACCGGCATCGATCGCAACCAGCGTGACGTCAGGTAGATCGAGCATCAGCCGGCGTGGTAGAGATGAGTGGTCATTTCGGAGAACCCCCTTGATAAAGCGGATTATTCAGATCGCCGCCTCTGCGAACACGCTGTTTGCGCTGTGCTCTGACGGGTCGGTTTGGTGTCTTAGCCCGACAGAGTCATGGAAGCGGCTGCCGGACGTCCCGGGAGACCCGACGCCGGAGGCCACTGCAGAAAGCCTTGACCCTCGGCGGTCTGCAGCCCGTCAACGACGTGCACATGGATAGCCGCCGCCTCTGGCTGCCCGGCATGTTGGACCGCATCGACGCGGCCATGGCGCAAGGGGTCGACTTCTCGGCCTATGAGATCAGTGCCACAAAGCTGCGTCAGGTCATTCGCGACAGCCCCGGCAGCGACGAGCTGAAGCGCAGTTTGATCGCCTATCTGAACCGGCGGGTGCGCAACTAGGGCACGAGAATCCGCACCGGGATGACGGCACCACCCTGGCCGTGGTCGATGTCGACGTCGCTGATCGCCTTGACCGTCGCACCGTCGATGTAGACCGCCTGCACCAGCCCGCCGAGTGTCTGCGTCTGGTGCACATAGTTGTCCGGGGCGAATGCCGCCTCGACCGTGTCGATCAGCGGGTTGAGGATCGTCGCACCCGGCGTATAGCTGTCGTTGTTGTAGTAGACGATGATGTACCAGACCTCCCACCAGCGCCTGCGCAACCCGAGCTCGGCGCCCTCGGTCTTCTCGGGCTGCTCCCAGCTCATCAGACACGGGCAGTTGATCGCCTCGACGGCCGAGGGGCGAGTGTAGCGGCGGGTCGTCAGCGCAAAGCCCGGCAGCCCGTTGACCAGGTTGAAGACCGCGCTGAAGACCTGCTCGCGGGTCGGAGGACACGTCGACATCGAAACCCCCGCTATGCGGCCTGGGTGACGTTCCCGGCGCCAGCGACGGCCTCCCGGAACACCCGCATGATGTCGTCTTCGCGCTGCTTGAGCGCCGAGCGCAGATAGGAGCGCTCGGGGATAACCACGTCATGCGCCCGGGCATGCTTGGCGAAAACCTCGTCACCCTCCTTGCTGATCCAATGCAGCGCGTTGGCCTGGACCGGGAAAATATCCGGCAGGTGGATCGTGCCGCCCAATTCGTGGATCCGGGCATAGGGTGTTCCGCCGGCGGTGATGTCGGCGGTGACCGTGTCGCCGCTGCGGGTCACCTGGACCGAGATGTCGGCGACCTTCCCGGAGCCCTTGAACAGGCTCCGCTGATTGTCGCGCGCCTGCGAGGCGACGAGTTCGCCGGAACCGCGTGTCGCCAGATTGATCCGATGCCGGATGTCCGGCGAGGCGCGTCGCAGACGGTCGAGGAGCTCATCCAGACCCTTCCACTCGGCAGCGAAGCTCATTTCGGCACCTCGCCAAAAAGGATCGCCTCGACCAGACCGCAGATCGCGTGCGCCGCGACCAGGTGCAGCTGCTGCACCAGCGGGGTTTCGGTGGACGGGGCGACGATCGTGAGGGGACAGGCGTCGGCCAGCGGGCCGCCCGGGCGCCCGGTCATCGCGATGATCGGGATGCGGTCCAAGCGCTGCGCGGCCTCGACCGCCCGCAAAACATTCTGCGACTTGCCCGAGGTCGAGATCGCGACCAAGACCGTGCCCGGGCGCACCAGTGCGATCAGCTGGCGCTCGAAGACGTGGGCGAAGCCATAGTCATTGGCGATCGCGGTCAGGCTCGCGACATCGGCACCGAGGGCGATCGCCGGAAGCGGTGCGCGGTCGCGCGCGAACCGCCCGACCAGCTCGGCGGCGAAATGCTGCGCCTGCGCGGCGCTGCCGCCATTGCCGGCGATCAGGATCTGGCCGCCTTCTCTGAGCGACTCGGCAATGATCCGGGCGCTGACTCCGATCGCCTGGATCAACACTTGGTCGCCGATCGCCGCCTCGATCACGTCATGCGATTGGTAGAGAAACTCGCAAACCGGCGTGCGCAGCGACAGTTCTTCGAGGGGCGTCATCAGAGACCATTCTCCAGCCGGCGCCGCTCGGTCTGCAGCTTGGGATGTTGCCAGCACCGCCAGTCGGGCTGGACCTCGGGCCAGAAGCTCGTGACGCCGAGCACCACGACCTCGGGCTTGGGTGGGATCAGCCCGCCGCCCGCGGTGAGCACCGGCGTGTTTTGCTTTGGCGGTTGGACCATGACGACCGGCTGAGCGCGCACCGAGCTTTCGTGGCAGTAGAGCTTGCCGTCGTCCTTGTCGGGTTCGGCATACGGGCAGTTGGCGCAGCGCGGCAGGGCGCGCAGCTCGTCATACTGCAGCGGCACGTCGAGGATGATCGGATAGTCTTGGCCGGGCAAGGCTGACATCAGAAGCCCCTTGGCATTGGCGAGACTGGCACGACCGACTTGAACTGCTGCAGATCTCTGCACATCCAGGGGTTCATATCCTTCTGGCTGTAGGTAACCCCGTCGCCGGCGGCGGTGCCGATGTGGTCGGCGACCACACCCGGGTGCTGGCGTTCCATCCGATAGCGCAGCGCCACCAGCTCGATGCAGGCCTGCTCGATCTCGTAGGGAACCGTTGCATAGCCCGCCTGGTAGATCAGGCTGACGCACTGCTGCACACGTGGGATCGGATAGCCGGTGATGACCAGCTTGGTCGGCGTGAAGGTGTAGCCGGCCGGCGGATAAAACGTGGTTGGCAACGCGTTGACGAGCGAGCCCGGAGTCGGCTGAAAGACGATCAGATCGCCGCTCGACACACCAGCGCTGCCCGCACCCTGGCTCATCACGACGGTGGTCGAGGTCGTCGACTGCACCGTGGTGTTCGCCTGGATCGCGTTCAATGTCGTCGGGTCGGTGATCTGGAGGCCTGCGACGATCCAGCTCGGCACGTTGGCGAAATGCAGGGTCGCATTGCCGGCCGCGGTCGTCGCGTTGGTGGTCAGGGTGCCGCTGGTTTGCGGGATCGGCGGGATCGAGACGCCGGCGACGACGACGCCGTAGACCTGCTGCACCGGGTAATTGGCGAACACAAAGGCGTTCGAAGCGGGGCCGTAGGCGTCGCGCAACTCGCTGTAATTGGTCAGCACGACATCGCGGCCGAGATAGCGCGCCAGAAACCCGCTCGCCGCGGTGACCAGCCGGGTCAGCGTCGTGTCATCGGTCGAGCCGAAAGTGCCCGTCGTGTTGAGCCACGTCTTGACGTTGGCAAGGCTTGTCAGGTCACCAGCGGCCATGACGCTCTCCGATCAAATTTCTTCTTCGGACCATTGCGCCACCGTGGTTGCCGGCGCGCGTTCGACAGCGCGGTAAAAGCGCCGGCCGTTGCCACGATCTTCCCCAATCGCGACTTCCCCGACCGGAAACAGCCCGTAGCCGAGGTTGTGTTGGGTGGCGATCGCGAACGGTGAGCCGCGAAGCCTCGCCCGCAGCCGGGTGACGTGGACCTTGGTCGAGTCGGTGCTGCCGCCATCGAGCGGATCGGCGGCCGAGTATTGCGCGAGAAAGCCGTGCGGCACGAAGCGCTCGAAGCGTTCACGCAGCAACAGCAAGACCCGCCACGGCCCCGGCCTGACGTAGCGCTGCTCCTCGCCGACGATGATGCAGTGGTAGCGATCGTCAAAGCAGGGATGCTTGAGCGGCTTGCGCGCTCCGCTGTCGATTGGGCCCCCACAGTGTGGACAGTCCATTCGAATTTCATTTCAACGAAAGTGGCCGTAACGCCGTCATCGCTTTCTCGATCGCGCGTTCGGCCGCCCAGCGGGTCGCGTAAGTGTTTAATGCCACGCGCGCGCGATAGCGGCCCTGCTTGGTTCGCTCGATCGAGCCGCGCGGCCAGCGGTTGGTGCGCGGGAAATTATCGATCGCGTTCTGCGCCGCCTCGGGGGTCAAGAATGACCCGAGCGCATACCGCTCGCTACCATCGGTGACGCGCGCGTAATAGGTCTGTTGCGGCAGCGCCCGCTTGTAGCGGTAGCCGTTGCGGATCTGTGACACCAGCGACGGCGAGACGCCAAGCTCGCGCGCCAGGCGAGTGCACGGCTCCCAAGGCAATGCCCTGATGCGGGCGACTTGCGGTTCGGTGAGCTTGCGCGCCGGCCGGCGCCACTGCCGCGTGTGAACGGTGGCCGGCTGCATCCATTACGCCTCGGCGACGGCGACGGGGAACTGGCTGCCTGGCCCATAAAGCGCGGCGGCGACGACCGCTTCGTCTCTGGCCTCGATGACCTCGCGCTCGGCGAAGGTGATCATGATGGCCTGCAGAACGTAGTCATGCAGGTCCGCGACCGTGCCGGTCTGCACCGACTGGATCAGGATCAGTTTCTGCTCGATCGCATCGGCCAGGCGGCGCAGCTCGGCGGCGGCGTTCTTGGCGTCGAGACCAAAGCGGAGGAATGACTGCTGACCGTCGTTGAACGGTGTCGGAGTGGTCGGCGTCGCGAATTTTCCAGCGTCAATCATCGTGCGGTACTCGTCAGCATGGTCGACCAGGCGGCGAGCCCTGCGGCGTTGTGCGCCTTTAGATGGGTCAGCCCGGCCTCGACCGCGTTCGGATCGTGCAGCAGGTGGATCCCGACATTGGCGATGTCGTCGGCGTTATCATCCGTTGCTTGCCATCGCCTGGGAACCCAATCAATCGCATCTGACGTTACGGCCGGAACGCCTTCGGCGACGCCATCGGCGACGACCATACAAAATGACTCGGTATAGCTCGGCTGCAGTAGCAGTGACATGCTGCGCACGACCCGGCGGAATTCTGCCCAGGACTGCCAGCCGTCCTGCACCAGCCTGGCGGTCGGCAGATTGGCGTAGAGCGCCAGCAACGCCTTGGTGATCGTGTCGCCGCCACCTTCGGCGCGCCCAGAGGACACATGGAATTCGAGGTCCGCTTGCAGGCGCGAGGCGATCTCGAGTGCGGCGGCGCCGGCGGTCAGAATGTTCTTGAGTGGCCGGGTGGCACCGAATGAGCCGATCCGCAACGGTTTGCCCGGTAACCAGCGCTGCGGCACGGTTTGTGCCGCGCTGAGGTCGTACATGTTCGGCAGCCAGCGCATCGGCGTGCGGTAGACGCTCTGCCACCAGTCGATCAGTTTGCGGTTGTTGGCACCGATCTGGAAATTGATCGAGCTGGTCTGCAGATCGCCGTCTTCGCGCAGCAGCGTCACACCATTGGGGTCGGCTTGCAGAAACCCGACATTGCTGTGGCTGACGACGTAGAACTGCGTATCGGACCATTGCATGGTCAGCTGCTGCAGATCCTTGGTCGGGATCCATGGCGCACTGATCACGACGTGGCTGATCGGCGCTTGGCTCTGCTGGGTGTTGGTGGCCCGGCTCTTGTGCAGCCGGTCGTTCAGATCGGCGGCCGAGAGGATTGGCCAGACCTCCGTCCAGTAGCCGGCGGCGTTGAGGATCTTCGCATTGGTCAGCGCGGTGACCCCGAGGCCGATATGGCTAATGTGCTTGTGGGCGGCAAAGTTTTTGTAGCAAATCACGAGATGGGCGCGCTCTCCGCTAGGGCGCACCGGTTGCGGCAGGTATTGCAAAGCAACCCCCCTTGGGTTTGATCGAGATGGACAGAAAAGGCGCCCGGGCCAACCGTAACTGCCGGGGAGCAAATGCGATCCTCCACAGTCAAGCGGCGACGGCCGCCGGGTTGGCCCGAATTTTGGTTATTCGGCGGATTGTTCGCCGGGTGGTGGCTCGGTCAGCACCGGCTACGGACCGGGGTGGCCGCTCGGGCTGGCCCCGCTGGCTAGGCTAGCTAGGCTAGCTAGTGCTAGTTTGATCCGGCTGGGTTGGCTGACTGGGATGCCTGAACCTCGGCTTCGCTCGGCGGCGGTCCGAGCGCCGGTTGCGGACCACCCTCGGGGTGATCGCCCTGCGCCGAGAAGACCGTAGAACGCACCGCGCCGCCTTCGGTCGTCTGGCCTGCCGGCCTGCCGCCGATCTTCGACGTCAGCGCCTTCGGTTTGGCGGCCGGGTCACGCAAGGCTGGCGCCGCGATCGGCGGAAGCTCGACCTGCTCGGGCACGCCTTCCATACCGTGCGACTGGGTGAGCTCCTGCACTGCCTCGACCGGCACCATGACGACGCCGCGCTCGTCGGGCTCAAAGCTCATGCCGCCCCACGACACTCCGCGCGGCGGGCCATCCTTGTGGCGCAGCGCGACGAGCGGATGGGCGGACCGAAAGATTACTGTTGCTGCTTCCACGGGTAAAATCCTGCGTTGTGCATGAAGTAGCGGGCGTGCTCGGCCAGGACGTCGACGAGCCAGGTCTGGATTGCGCTGGGGTCGGTGTGGTCGGCGCGATAGGGGATGTATTGCGTGGTGCCATGTGAAATCGGGTACTCGCTTGCCCCTGGTGGGCAGACAAGTGTCACGAAATCAGCCATAACTCACCTCCATGAATGACGACGCTGAAAAGCGGTGCTCGCGTTGCGGCAAGTCGCTACCGCTATCAGCATTCGGCCGAGATGCCAGAAAGCGCAGCGGGCTCAGGTCACACTGCCGAGAGTGCGTGGCGTCCTACGATGCAGCACGCTACGCCGCAGTGGTGGGCCAGGGAGGATTTGAACCTCCGACCTCACGCTTATCAAGCGCGCGCTCTAACCAGCTGAGCTACTAGCCCCTTCAGTGAACTGCGCTTGACGGATCGGTGGTCTCGACAGGCGTGAGTTCGATCACTGCCTGGTGCTCGAGGTTGTTGATCGCGATGCGCTGCGCCATCCGGCGCGCTTCATCGAACGATGGCGCCTCGAGCGTGAATTCGGTGCGGTATTCGACCGTGGCCTGGAACAGCGGCACGGCGTATCTCCGGTTTGTGTGGACGTTGTGTAGATAAATCCCGCCCCTGGCACGCCGCGTCGTGGCCAGGGGCGGGTCCCGCCGGGGTTTCGCGGCCCCGGCGTATCGCTTAGCCGTTGGCGATGTTGCTGATGACGCCCATCGCAAACGGGGCATAGACCGCGAGCACCTCTTCGGCATAGACGCCGACCTGGCGCTGACGGGTCACGATCGGCCAATCGATCTGGTAGTAATCCTGACGTGTCTTGATCTCAGCCACGTTCGGCACTTCGTTCGACTGGTATTGGATGGGCAGGTTCTCGGCCCAGCCGATGATCGTCCCCGGCGGTACGCGCGGGTGGATCTTGATCGGGATACGCAGCCCGCCATTGATCGCAAACGGGTTGTAGTAGAACTGCACAACACCGGATGCGGTGACCGTGTACTCGCCGGTGCTCCCATCAGCGGGAGAGTCGTAGCGCAGCAGCGGGGCGGAACTGGTCGACAGCACCTTGGTGGTGATGTTCTTCAGCTCCTGGCTGTTGACGTAGAGCACGGTCGGGCTGAGCTCGAAATTGTCCCACATCTTCTGGAACATCGTGTCGATCTCGCTGACCGAGCCGCGGCCAGAGGCGGTCAACGTCGTGCCGGTCCCGGCGGTGCCGGTCGCCAGCATGTTGACATAGGCGTTGCTGCCGCTCTTCAGCGCGGTGGTCAGGAGCCCGTCATAGGCGTAGCTCGAGTTCGCCGAATTGTCGGCGGTGACCGCCGAGGCGGCTTGGTTGCCGGTCGCCAGCGGGACTGACTGGACATAGCTGTTGATCGTGGTGATCGCCTGCAATGTCTCGGTGCCGGCGCTGTTGACCGCGGAGATGAACCAGGCGTAGGCAACCGCACCCTGGACGGCGGTGGTCGTCATCGCCAGCGCGTTGGTGGAGATCGTCACCAACTGCCCAGCGCTCTCGAGCGAGATGTTGGACGAGCCGCCCGACAGGGTGTAGTTCTTGCCATCGGCGCCGGTCACAGACTTGCTGGTCGCCACACCGGCGGCGACTGAAGAGTTCTGATACCCTTCGAGGGTCAGCGCCACCACCTTGACGTAATACGTGCCAGTCGGCAGCGTGCTGCTGGCGTTGGTCTGCGCCGAGAGGGTCGGGGTTGCCGGGACGCCCAAGGTCATTGAGGCGTTGCCGGCGAGGATCGCCATCTCTTCCTTGAGCATCATCTTTTGCAGCAGACGGAAAGTCATCCGTGCCTGGATGTCTTCGAACTGGCGGCCAGCCGAAATCGCCTCAAAGGTCGCCGCGTCTTCTTCGCCGATCGTGACGTAAGTCGCGGACTTGTTCGAGGTGTTGTAGCTCATCTGGCCACTGCGCTGACCCTCTGGGACCCAGCCCATTGCGTCAAAGCCGGAGCCAATGATCGCGTTGACCTGCCGCCAGTTTGTTGCAGCACCCGTGCCGCCACCAACCCGCGGCATCGCATTGCGGATCGGTGTCACAAACGGATAGAGGTTTTTGGCCGGTGCCTGCAGGTCATAAGCGAGCAGGCCCGTCGCCGTGGAAATCGACTTCGCCAGGTCGTCATTCGGCTGCGCAAGCGCAGACTTCATCAGATCCAGCGATTCTTGGGTGATCGGGTTCATCGTTTAAACTCCGATTGGGCAATAAAAAACCCGCCAGCGGCGGGCCATCGGGATTGCGGGTTAAAAAATCAGCTTCGCGGAGCAACACGCATCGGGCCGGGCCCGTCCGTAAAGCCGTGCATGACCAGCGGCTTCCGATAGCTCCGCTTGATCAATGTCTTGGTCACCTCCTCGTCGGACATCTGCGCCAAGGCGTCGGTGACGTCGGTCGGCCCGTTCGAGCCGCCATTGTCCTGGCCCTTGGTGAGCCCGCTCCCGCCAGAAACGCGCTGAATGGCGCGCGGCGGCAGTGGGGTTTGCGCGATGTCCTCGACGCGGGCGCGCAGGTCCTGGTTTTGTTTGGCGAGGGCTGCCATGCCGGCGGCCATCTCTTGCACCGTCTTGGCGATTTCGGCCAAGGTCGGGTCTGCAGTCGGCGTCGCCGGTGCTTCAGTGGTCTTGGCGAGATCGCCTTCGGCGGTCGCGGCATCCTTGCCGGGCTCGCCAAGGTCAGTGCCCTCGCCGCCGGCAGTTGCTTGCGTGCCCTGGCTCTCGGCCTCGCCGGCGGGCTCGGGTGAGCCGCCCGGCTGCTCATTGGCCGCCTTGCAGGCCATCGCCATGCCGTCGCACTTGGTCAGGTGGAAATGTGCGGTGTCGACCGCGGCCATCGTGGCCCCGCTGTGGCGCGAGGGCTTGACGCCATCGGCCTTGCAAGTGGCCCCGTCTGAGAACGCGGCGAGCGCCTTATGGGCGATGTCGATCAGTGGCCGGTGGCCGGCACCCGCCTTCTCGACTTCCGTGCCGGGAAGGGCGAGCAATGTCTCGAGGACCTCGAGCGCAGTGCTGGTCTTGCGAGCGTCGCCCGGATACTGGGGCATTGACGGCACCGCACCGGTCGCGTTCGGCACGCTGGTGCTGGCGTTGCGGCCGGTGTCGGTGGTGCTGTTCTGGGTGGCTGAGCCGGCGCCCTGCTCGGGGTTGCCATCGGTCAGCATCTCGCGGCCGTCGGCGCCGAGATCGGTGGCGCCGGCGTCAAGCACCACCTTGTGGCAGTCGGCCAGGTGCATGCGATCACCCTTGGTGACCGATGCCATGTTCATGGCCTTGTGCACCGCCAATGCGGCGAGATCGAGTAAATGTTGGTCGCGGGCGCTGTGCCTAGCGCCCGCCTTCAGGAGAGTAGTCACTAGCTGCTCCGCTGTTTGTGGATCGGGAATGGATTTCAGTAATGCGTCGGCGATCGCCTCCAATGCCTTGCTGGCGAGGCCGACTGGCTCGTCGATTTCGGTGCCCTCGAGCACCTCGGCGGTCTCCTCAGCGACCAAGTCGCGGAGGAATTGACAGAGCTGCGCGCAGCAATCGCGCGCTTTGGCGGGGGCGCTCGAGGAGTCGCCCTCCATGGCCGCTTCGAACTCGAGGCTTTCCTCGATGCGGCGTAGCGCGGCGATCATCATTGCGATGTCGCCGATGTCCAACAGGGACTTTGTTATATCGGCGCGCGAGGCCTTTTCACTGGCGCTCGGCGGCCCGTCACTATCGATGACGTCTTTCCAAGCCGCGACAATGCGCGACTTGATCGCGCTCAGATGCTCATTGGAATACTTGCCGGCGTTCTTGGGCTTGCTGATGTAATTCCACGCGGCGCGGATGTGGCGCTCGGTGTCGATCGGGTATCTCTTTTTGCCGTCGGACTGGTAGCCAGGGTCGGCATATTTGACATCGCCATAAGGTTCGCTGCCGTCGCCCGGCGCGTCGCCGCCTTTGGCAACGAACTGGCCATCGACCAGCGCGCCCACCGCGTCCGACGGAATAGACGCCGTGAGCGTGGTTGTGCCCGTCTTGGCGACCGCCCCGCTGGTGGTTTCGATCGCCACCTCGCCGGCTTCGATCGATGCCAGTGCCGCGTCCATTGCCACTTGCAGCGCCGTGGCGCCCTCGGCGGCGTGCTTCTCGATCGCGGCCGCAGCCGCTGCGGGATCGACGGGATCGCTCTTGGCGAGCGGCTCGTCGGTGGTCGCCGGCAACGCAGAGCGCTTGGCGATGCACTTGATCGCGTCGGCCTTGGCGCGGTGCTGGTGTGCGGCGTCGCCACATGCCCAAATCTGCACCGGCGCATGAGGTGCGGCAGAACCTGCCGCTTGGGGTTCTGCCATGGTCGCTTTCCAACAATCAAAAATCGCTTCGGGATTGGCCGGCCGGTCGACCAGTGAGATCTCGTTGAGGACGAGGCCAGTGATCATCTTGGGATTGCCCGCTTCGCGCTTGGTCACGCGACCGCCGATGCTGAACCCCCTGTAGACCTGGTTCTTGACCTTGCTGACCGCGGTCGGGTCGACGATGTGCGCAACGATGCGCGTGATGTTGTCGTCGCCGACCTCGGCCTCGAGCGCGGTCCCAGCGGCCTGCAACTGGTGCATCTCGCGGACCGCGGGGAATTTCATGTAGTCGGGCAAAGCCTCGCGCATCGCTTCGGCTTTGACGACTTCCCCCTGGTCGTCGGTCGACTCCGTGCTGGCGATGCCGTGCACGCGCACGGTCCCGTCAGCTTGCGCCTCGACCTTTTCGATGGCACCGTATAGACGCATGGTAATGAACTCGTGCAAATGAGTTGAACAAATGGACGAACAGACACTCGATGCGATTAAGGATCAGATCCTCGCGTCATTTCCGTTGGAGAGCCGGTGGTACGACTGCCGGAACGACACGGTCGGCACCGTGGTTCTGCACTTCAAACCGCGCGGGATTGTTCTGCGCGAGACCTGCGGCGACTTGGTGCGCTACCGCTACGATCAGTTGCTCGCTGGTCGCCTCACCGAGCGAACCGCTAAACCGCACGAGGCCTTTGACGCCTATCGCGAGGGTTTGAAGCGCATCGACCAGCAATACACAGCGGCGCTGGCTGCTGCCGGCCTCAACCCCACGGTCTGGGACGATGCCTAAAGCGATGAGTGCCGACGAGAGGCGGCCCACCCCGGAAGCGCTGAGCCGGGCCGAGCACGCCTACAACCTGTGGCTCGCTGGCACTGGCACACCCGAGGATTTTTTGCGACCGGCGCAGCGGATCGCGCTGATCTGTGAGATCGCCGAGGCGCTCGATGACTTCAGACGAGCAAATGAGTGATAAGAGGTTTCGAGTTCGCGAACTGCCGGAGCTCGGCTTTGACGAAATCAAAATCACCACCGACGCCCGATGATGGACCGAAGAACCTGCTCGAAGAGTGGATGAACCCGCCGCCCTCGATATTCTGGCGGCTCGACGAGAACCACACGCCGGTCAGGTGCGAGACCTTTGAGGAATATTTCGCGTGGGGTCGGGAGTGCGGCGAGAGCGGTGCGGGCTTTCCGCCGCACATCGGCTACACGCACATCGGCAATGGTGAAGGCGTTCTGATCTCGACGGTCTTTCTGGTGTCGCCAGCTGGCGTTGGCATCATCGAAAATCCGCTGTTCTTCGAAACGATGGTGTTTGGCGGTCCGCTCGACCAGCTCCAGACGCGCTACCCGACCTGGGACGAGGCGGCCGCCGGTCACCAGCGGATATGCGAGGAGGTCCGCAAGCTCTTGGCGCTGTCGCCCGAGGAGTTGAAGGCGCAGATGGATCAGCGCGCCAAAGGCCGCTTTCGTTTTATTCGCGAGCAAGCGCTGGCCATTGGCCTGCCGGAACACATCGCCGATCAGCTTGGGCGCGTGGTTTCACTCAGCCGCTACCGCAAGCGGCGGAAGCGTTGACGTGGTCGCGTATAGCTTCAAGCCCCGCTTTGCCGAGCCGATCCTAGCCGGCACCAAGGGCGGCACTATCCGCGCCGATCGCCGGCGCCATGCGCGGCCGGGCGAGGAGATGCAGCTCTATGTCGGCATGCGAACCAAGCAATGCCGATTGATCACACGCACGACCTGCATCGCGATCGAGCCGATTGAGCTCGATTTCGAGTTTCACTTTATCCGGTGGCCACAGGCGCGGGTGATCGTTTCCACGACCGATCTCGATGCCCTGGCGGTGTTCGACGGGTTCCAATCCTTCGAGGCGATGGAGGATTTTTGGTTGACGACGCACCACGCCCCGCAGTTCCAGGGCTGGCACATCCGCTGGTTGCCCCGTGAAAATCTTTAAGATTGCCGTCGAAGTGCACGGCAAGCGGCGGATCTGGCGCGTGCACACGACCGATGCGGAAACGGCGCAAACGGTCGCTCAAGATTTCTTGCCGATGCTGGACCCGGCGGCAAAATTCGGCACGCCCGAGGAGGAGGTCGATGGATTATTCTCTCGACTGAAAGCCCTCTCAGGCCGCCTCCTCAATCGGCTGAGTCGCCGCCAGTAGATTTTTGGCCGCCTGGCGCTGCAGCTCCACCGCCATTTGCCATGCACCATCTTCAGTCGCCGGGTTTAGCACCTTGGCGGCGCCGTAGAGGTCGTTGATCTGCGGCCGGCAGTTGCGGATCTCGACCCGCACGACATGACTTTTGTCGACGCCGCTGCGTGCCGCATACTCGGGGTAACTCAAGCCCAATTTGCGCCGCTGCTCGCGCAGCAGTCGCGCGATCTCGCGATCGAACAGATGTGACAGCTGGGGACGCTGGCGGGCAGCCGCGGCGAGCAGCTTGAGCGGATCGGGCTTCACTAAGCTGCGGTCCCTGTGATGTCGACCCAGCCGGTCGAGCTGCGCTGGTTGCCGACGAAGTAGACTTCCTTTGCAAGTGTCGAGTCGTGAAACGGCAAAGCCAGTCGGGGAAATGGTGCGAGGTTGTTGATTGCCCCGGTCAGCGCCGTCGCCGGCTGCGTCGCCGGCCGATCGGTTGTCGCACCGCTCGCCCCGACGAGACGAACCTCGGCATTAACGCCTTGCAGAGACTGTGCATCGGCCGGTGTGACGCCGGTGATGATGCCGGCGGCATTGGGGGTGTAGCTGACACCCGCGGCACTAACCGCATTGGCGCTCGCCGGGATCACCAGGAACACATAAGTAAGAGCCATGACTAGGAAACCTCCGTCAGTTCGGGAAAGCTGAAATCATCCAAGGCGCCATGCAGTTCGAGGTCGCGGACACGGTTGCACACGAGTTGGCGCAATTGCGCACAGGGCTCGGACCAGTCGCCTGGTGCCGCTTGACGCAATAGCCGCATGGTCGGATACCAAGGCGTTCGATCGGTATGAAAGCCCCAGCGCCAGCACGGCACGTAGGGCAACAGGCCGACGCAGGGGCGACCCAAGGCGCCGGCCAAATGCAATGGTGCGCTGTCGACCGAGACGATCAGATCGAGGGCTTGCATGTAGGCGGCGGTGTCGTGCCAATTGCGCAGTTGGCGTGACAGATCCCGGACGAGCACACCTGGGCCGGCTTCAAGCTCGCGCGCCGCAGCGCCGACTTGCAGGCTATAAAGTGCTGCGCCCGGGATTGCCGCCAGCTCGAGGAGCATGCCGAGCGGCACGATCCTGCGGGCCGAAACCTCGCCGAGCGGCCGCGGCGCCCAGACCAGCCCGATCGTGAGTTTGGTCCCCGAAGGGGGTGTCGTGAACCAGGTCGGCGGCGAGTCGAAATAGCGCCGAAAACGCGTCGTTTCCGGCGGCAATTCGACACCGAGATGGCGCACATAGGAGCAGATCGGCGAGTGGTAATCGGCCTCCGGCAGGTCGCCCTCGATGTCGAGGGTCCGCCAGCGACCGCGCGCGGCCGCCCGCATCAGTGACATCAGATCACTCGGTACAGCCAAGCTGATCCTGGCACCGCGCTCGACGAGATCGGGCAGAAACCGGGCGAGTTGAATATCGTCGCCGATACCCTGGTCGTGGTGCACCAGGATGTGCTTGCCGGCGAGGTCCTCGCCTTGCCATTCGGGGATCCCGAGCTCCCAGACCTGGGTGCGGCCGATCTCGGCAAAGCGGTGTTCGTAAAGCGCCAGGCCACGCTGGTAGTCGCCCGAGGCGAGCACCGGATAGGCCATCTGCGTGAGGGCCCGGGCATGCTGTACCTCAGAAGGTGCGGAGCAGACCGCCTCGATAAACCAGCGCTCGGACGCCGCCAGGTCGCCCAAGGCGTAGCAGGCAGCACCGAGGTTGAAGGCGATCTCGTGGTCGCCGGGCCGCGCGGCGATCGCCGCCTCGAGCCAGCCCCAGGCCTCGTCGTAGCGCTGCATCCGGTAAAGGACGCAGCCCAAGTTCTTCAGCGCGTCGGGGTGCCCGGGGTCGGCGTCGAGCGCCTTTCGAGCACACACCAGCGCTGCCTCGTGCTGCCCGCGATCGGACAGCAGCGAGGCCACCGAAAACCACGACTCGGGCTGCCCTGGAGCAGCCCGAAGCCCTTTGGTGTAGTAGGGTAACGCGCCGGCGAGATCACCGGCGACGTGGCGGCTATGAGCCGCCTTGAGCGCGGACGAGGTCAGGGGGAGACCGTCGCGTACCCCACGGAAAACGTGTGCGTTCCGTTGGGTGCGGTATGCGGCGTCCAGATCCCGGCGGTGGTCAGCGTGCCGAGATTGGCCGAGGTGTCAGCGCTGTCGGTGATCTCCTTGAGGATCGTCACGTCGGCCGGAGCCACCGGAACGGGAACCGCGAGTGCCGCAGTCGTATCGATCTGGATCTTCGGGCTGGCGCCGCCGGCGGCTGCGGTGACCACGGCAGAGGCGACGGTCATTGCACCCTTGGTGAAGGGCACGGTCAGCAACGTCGAGGCCGCGGTGACGAGCGAGAGTGCGTCGACCTGGGCGGCGGTGCCGTCATTGGCGGCATAGGTGACGGTGCAGATGCCGGCGGTGATCGCACTGGTGCCGGGATCGACCCGCACCTGGCATTTGCGCATCACGTCGGGGTTGGCGGCGATGGTCAGCGAGGTGTTGGTCAGCGCCACCGATGCGACAATCGTACCGACAGCTCCGGCGGCTGGCGCAAATCCCGGTGTAAACTGGACGGTCTGGCGCCGCACCGGAATATAACCGGCCGACAGTGCAAAGCCCTGGTCGCGCGGATCGATCGTAAAGGTGCCGTCTGAATTGGCATTGACGGAGCCCGAGAACGGGCCCTGAAACGCACCGGCCGGGGTAACGCCGACGGCGCCGATCACATTAACAGTCATGGGAACATCTACTCCATCGAGGGAAAAGACCCGCGCCGTCGCGGCGTTGGTCGGGGGGAACCTGGTGTTAAATTTAGGGGTTAAAAATCGCGGCTATGCTTCGGCGAGGTCGAAGACCTCCCACCAGCAACGGCAGTTGAAATGCGGCCAGTCGCCCTTCGGAAACTCCTCGTCAATGCCGATCAGCCCGGCGTTGGCGTTTTCTAGGCAGTCGTCCTCGACGAACTCGTCCTCTTGGGTGAACCACTTCTTGCCCCGCGCGACGTTGGTGCCGCGCATTGCCGTCTTGAGGCCGTCGCGCTCGGCCATGGTGGTCTCGTTGTAGGCGATGGTCTTGGCGCGCGCGCTGTTGAAGGCCGCGGCGCCGGCGATCGCGTCGACGAGCTGCTTGGCCGTCACGCTGGCGGTCAGTGCGTCGACGAGGGTCGTCAGCAGCATGCCGGGCGTGCGCTCTTTGAGCCCAGGGATCAGGTCGGCGGCTTGGCTCCGGGCCCATCGCGCAGCAAGCTCCGGCATCTCGGCCAAGATGGCTGGGACCTCCTCACCACCCTCCTCGAGCGGCGGCAGCCCGAGGTTGGCGCGCGCGTCGTTCCGAGTTTCCGGCACATCTCCAGTAAAGCCAACATTGCGCAGACCGTCTGCGTAGACGGGTGCCAGATCGGCGGCGATGTCGTCCTCGAGGACCGACCAGTCGCCGAGGTCCACCTGCGCGAGCAATTCGGCGGCGCGGCGCCGGCGTTGTTCCTCGGCATCGGCCATCGAGACCCCGCATGGTGATGGGTAAAGTCTTGGTGTGGTTGATCGGCGGCCGGCGGCTGATGCTGAGCGGCTTCGTCTTTGTGCTGTTGTGCCTTGGTGCCGCGGCGGGCGTTGCCGCGATCGGCCTACTCGTCGGCTCCGCTTTGCAGTAGCTCCTCGACCCGCA